CAACACACATCACCACCGACGAGCGCGTCCGCTGGACGCCAGTTGCACTCGCGACCCCGGAGCCTGCGCGCTTCTGGGTCTGCGATTCATTCCACGACAAAACCTACTACGATGTCGCTGGCGCGATCACGCATCGCTCGCCCGCTGGCACCGTGCGCGTCTCGCTTGACGGCTTCGGCGCTGTCGGCAGTCCCGGCATTAGGTCGGATCGCTGGATCATCACGCAGGGCTTGAGCTATCTGCGCGGCAAGAAAGTTGCCGTGCGTATGCGCGACTGACCTCCCTCCCGCCCCCGCACGCCGGGGGCGGCATGGGACGCCAAAAGCGAACCGAACACAGAACACACAATGAAAACACAACACAAGCTGCCCGAACTAACCATTCGCCCTGCGATAAATTCGCACGGAGATGTTGCGGTCGGGCCAGAAATTCACGGCACTATTATTGGCGCTGCGCGAGCAGCCTATGCGATGGGAGCCGCCGCAATGGCCGATATGCTAATCAACGCATTGAGGGACAAGCGAGACATTCGCCTTGCCTTGGACATTCTTGCAGCATCCGAAAGCAAGCAGTTTTTCGGTCGCCCAAGCTAAAGCCGTGAACACATCAAATCCATACACAGCGCGACTCACGGAACGCGGCATGACCAAGTTCCTTCGCGCGCAATACAAGCAGCGGGAGCGCGGCCTTGCCGACCGACTCGCTGGCAAGGACATCATGGCGTATTACGATGCGCCTTTGAAGATCGCGCCCGAAGTCGGCCGCGCCAACTACAACACGGGATGGCGTCTCGCCAAGGACAAGGAGGCGGCATGACCTTCACCGAACAAACAGGCTTCCACCGCAGCGGGCCGAACGCCATCTGCCAAGATCACGAAGCCCTGCTTGCCGTGCGCGAGTTCACCTTCGATTTGCAGGACGAGGATTTCGTCCGGTATTTTGAAGACCGCACCGGGATTTGCATCACATGGTCGCCATGCTGCGACTACGAGTTCCCCTTCGCCTGCACCGACAAGGAATGGCAGCAAGTCTGCCGCGACACGATGCAGGGCGACGAGACGTTTCAGCGCATCATTCGCGGCAAGCTGGAGGATGCGTGGGAGCTGTGGCAGGCCGAGCTTGAGCGCGAGCGCAGCACACGCAAGGTCGAGCGGATGCGCGGCATCTTCCCGACTCGCACAGTCAAGGCGACCAAGGCGGAAGCCGAGGCCGTTGCCCTTGCCGACCGCATCGAGCCGACAAACCTTGTGTTTGCCGAGTTCGACCGGGAAGAGTATATCGTGACCGCCAGCCCTTACGCCTTATGAGCAAACAATCCGACATCAGCAAAGCCGCCGCCGCTATGGGCCGCAAGGGCGGGCAGGCAGGCACAGGAAAGGCCAAGACCCGCAGCAAGGCGCATTACTCCGCAGCGGGGAAGAAGTCCGGGGAGGCTCGCCGCCTCAAGGCGTTGCAGCGCAAGGGGGCCATTTGACGGATTCTTGACTTGTGGTAATCTCCGCGCCATGAGCCTACGTGCCGCCCGGAGTCGTGATAACCCAAGATTCAAAACACGCTGACCCTGCCGATTACAACGAAGCATCCTGCGGCCCGGAACTGCCGCATGATACGGCGGAAGATTTATTTTTAGACGCTCGCTGTCGCGTAGCCGCTCCCGCGCAGCTTGCGTCTTTCCGCGCCCTGCTGGATTGGTGGAGTCTTGAGGTCTTCAAAGAATTTTGGAAGGACTACGAAGCGCAGGAAGGCGGGGGCCAAGCCTCGCGCACCTTCGGGGATGAAGCGGCGATTCGCCTCCTGCAAGCGTTGACCAACTCGCAGACCCGCCAGACCGCGATGAAGGCCGAATGCTACTTGGCCGTCATCAATCGCAAACCGGAGTCACAGACCGAGATTGCCAAGAAATACGGCGTGACCAGGGCGGCGGTCTCCAAGGTCATCGTCAGCATCAAGGACGATCTCGACCTCCCCACCGCGCGGCACATGAAAAGTGACACCGCCCGCGAATCATATCGAACCCGCGCCCTGCGGGTTCACCAAATACGAAAAGAAAAATTATGCAAACAACCGAACTCCAACTCATACAACCGTCTCTCGACCTTGCGCTCTGCATTGATGCAGACACTTGTGCCGCAGAGCTAAAACGCTGCGCCGACGAAGCCGACCGCTGCGCGGCCCTCGCCCAAGCCGGGGCCGAGCTTGCCATCCGCCACGCATGGAACGCGGGGGCCGTCTGCCTCAAGGCAAAGGAAGTCGTGCTGCACGGCGAGTTTCAACAATGGCTTGAGGCCAACGCTGGTGAGCGCGGTATCCGCACACTGCAAAAATGGATGAAGCTCGCAAAAACGAATCTGGATTCGCTTTTGAACGAGAACCCGAAGGGGCTTAATGACGCTTACCGAATCACGGGCATCCTGCCCGAACCGGAGCCGAAGGCCGAAGGCGGGGAGGGGGAGAAAGATCGCCCGCCCTTCACGCTCTCGTTCAAGACGCAATACCGCTTGCCGTCCGAGTGGCAGCGGGATGCCGCGCGAGATTTCCTCTACGAGTTCGACCGCTTGGCGAAACTGGCGATGCAACTCAAGACGGAGTTTGGATTGTGAACGACCAACCGCGCGGGAGCATGGCAATCCCGATCCTCCTGTTCTGCTTCGCCGCCTTGGGGTTTGTTTGGTCAGTCGAGGCCACGGCGAAAGTCATCCTGCGAGTGCTTGGCCTTTGACAGTTTGGCAAAAGCATGGCGCGTTCCGACTTTTACGGCTTACCAACCGCGACTCTTACCGAGTTGCGGGATGAGTATGTCGCCGCCATCAAAGCGATTGCCACCAATGGCGTCAGCTATTCCATCGGCGGGCGCAGCCTGTCCCGCGCCAATCTAACCGAGATGCGGAACACACTTGGCGACATTACTGCCGCCCTCGACCGTGCTTCCGGTAGCCGCCGCCGCACTCTCTACGCCGACTTCTCTGGCGTCCGCTCATAATGAACCTTGTTGACCAGACCATTGCCCTGTTCAGCCCCCGCGCGGCCCTGCGCCGGGAGGTGGCGCGGCAGAAGCTAACCGCGTTCAGCCGCTTCGACGCAGCCAAGATCACCCGCGCTCGCCCGCAGGCGCGGATGAATATGCCCGCCGAGCAGATCGGGGGAACGACCGAGCGCATCCGGTTAATGAATCGCGCCCGCGACTTGGACGATAACTTTTCCACCGTCAGGGCGATCTTGACCCACTTCGTCATTCACACGGCAGGCACGCTTGCCTACCAAGCCCGCACGGGCGACACGGCTCTCGACCGGGACGTTGAGGCGTATCTGAATCAGTGGTTCGCCAACTGCGACTTGACCGGACGCCATCCGCTCCTTTGCCTTACGCAACTGGTCTTCCGCGCCGTCCTTGTCGATGGCGATTGCGGCGTGATCCTTGTCCGCGACGGCGATGACCTCAAACTTCAGACCGTGACGGCTGACCGGATCGGGCGGGACATTGACCTCGACCTTAACGACCCGGCTTATATCGGCGGGGTGCAGATCGACCCGCGCGGGCGTCCGCTGAAATACCGCGTATATGAGCGCAACCGCGCAGGCAGCTATCTAAACTTTGAAGAAATCGACGCGCAGAACTTTTGCCATGTGGCAAATTTCACCCGCCCCGACGAATACCGGGGTCGCTCGGTTCTTGCCCCGATGCTGGATGACGCGCAGGACGTAGCCGACTTGATCGAATACGAAAAGCTCGCCGCGCGTTGGGCCTCGTCACAAGCGGGCGTGATAAAGACCGAATACGGCGCGGACGAGGAACTCGCTTCCGTGCTTCGCGGGGAGAAAGACCAATTCGGCAACGAGATCAAACTGACGGCGCTGGAGCCGGGGCGCGTGAATTATCTGAATACGGGCGAGTCGATGGAGATGTTCAAGAGCGGCGACCGCCCCGCTGCCGCCTTCGCTAACTTCGTGCAATACTTGGAGAACCGGATGTGCCGCGCCCTTGGTGCCTCCGCTCGCGTTATCCTCGACCGCACCAGCGCAGGCCCGGAAGCGCGCAAAGACCTTCGCCAAGCCGAGCGCACGTTCGACTTCTGGCGCTATCAGCTTGAGGCGCAGTTCTTGAACAAGGTCGTGCGCCTCGCATTGATGGATGCCGCCGCAAAGCGAATCCTGCCGAACCGCCCCGAAGTCACGCTCGGTCAATGGCAATGGCCCGGATCAGTCAGCATTGACGCGGGGCGTGACGCTCGCGCCGACATCGAACTCTGGCGCATGGGTCTGGCGACCGCCGCTGAACTCTACGGCGAGGCGGGCCACGATTGGCAGGCCAGCATGAGGCAGCGCGCCAAAGAAGCGGCGTATATCCGCGAGCTTGCGGACGAGATGGATGTGTCGCCTGCGGAAATCTCTGGCGGTATCGAATCCGTTGCTACCGATCCGAACCGCGCGCCCGTTACGGCTCCGGTCGCTGGCGAAGTTGCGCTGCCAGACGGCGCAACTGCCGAGACGGTGCAGGACACCGCCCTCAATGGCGCACAGGTGCAGGCATTGCTTGAACTCGCGCAGTCCGTGGCGAGCGGAATCATTACGGCGGAAGCCGCAAAAGCCATTGCCGCCGCCGCCTTCCCTCTTGTGTCTTCGTCCGTCATTGATCGCATCTTCGACAATATCGAAGCGGACACCATTACCCCGGACGCGATCCGCGAAGCGGCAAGGGAGGCAGAGTTTAAGGCCAAGACTGAACTCGCCATCCCGCGCAAATACGCGCACATCAATTTCAAGCCAACCGCCGCCCTCGCGGTCGAGGCCAAGCGCGGCCTTGAGTGGCGCGAGGAATACGGACGCGGAGGAACGGAAGTCGGAGTTGCCCGCGCGCGTGATCTTTCAAATCGCACAAATCTTTCCCCCGAAACGGTTCGCCGCATGAATAGCTACCTTGCGCGTCACGAAGTCGATAAGCAGGGCGAGGGGTTCAGTCCCGGCGAGGACGGCTACCCGTCCGCAGGCCGCATTGCGTGGGCCTTGTGGGGCGGCGATGCAGGACAGTCATGGGCCAGCGCACGGGCGACACAGATGGACGCCGCCGACGATAAAGAAGACTTGGCTGAAGTAGGGCCGCGCGGCGGGATTCAGTCATCCCCGAAGGCTCCGAAGTCCGACACCCCGAACAAAGATCCGAAAGGCGAGGGAACCGCCGAGGGAGACGCTTCTGGTAAGCGCGGGGCCGAGGTCACGGCTGAACAAGAGGCCACGCTGCAAGCAAAGGCCGACGAATTTAACGAGAAGGAAAGCAACACGAAGAACGGCAGGGCCACGCTCGGCGCGCTCAAGTCAGTCTTTCAAAGAGGACTCGGAGCGTTCAACACATCGCACTCGCCCCGCGTGCAGTCCGCTTCGCAATGGGCGTTTGCTCGCGTTAATGCTTTCCTTTATCTGCTCAAGAACGGTCGCCCGGAGAATCCAAAATATACGACCGACTACGATTTGTTGCCTAAGGGTCATCCAAAGGCAGTGACTTAACGGGGGCGTTGCTTCGACCGACTCTGCGGAGTCTGGCACGGGGGTGAAAGCCCCCCGCCTCCACCTTTTGACAGTCGGCGCTTGGCATGACCAAGACCGACCTCGCCATCCTCACGGGCGACATTGACGCCGCTGCGGCCACGATCAAAAACGTCTCCGTCATAACGGCGGGCGAGGCGCGCGGTCACGGGATGCAGATTGACGAGAAGACCCTGCTGCAAGTCAAAGCCGCAGCCGAGACTTACGCTGGCGGGCTGAAGGTCAAAACCGACCACTACAGCGGATTCAACGAGATTGTCGGCGCGCTCAAGAATTTCACCATCGACGGCGATCAACTCCGCGCCGATCTCTTTCTACTCAAGAACCATGACGCTACGGCTCGCATCATCGAGATGGCCGAACTAATGCCCGACACCTTCGGCCTTTCTATCTCGTTCACAGGCGAGCATGAGGAGAGCGAAGGCGGCACGGTCTTTGCGCGCTGCACGGAGATTTATTCCGCTGATTTAGTCGATGCCCCGGCGGCTAATCCAACGGGCCTGTTTAGCGCAAAGGTTGACAGCGAGAAAAAGGATATGGACGAAAAGCAAATCGCTGACGCTATCGCTGCTGCTCTGGCCCCGGTCATCGCTGAAATGACCGACATGAAAGCCAAGATCGCTGAGATGGAATACAAGCCCGAAGCCGACGAAGCCCCGAAGATGGAAGACGGCGAAATGCCCTCTTCCGAGGACGAGGAGAAGGAAGACATGAGCGCGAAGCTCGCCGCCGAACTCGCGGAGATCAAGTCGCTCGTCACCAATTTCGGCGCGAAGCCCGTGGCCGTTGCGGTTCCCGTCGAGGCCAAGACCGAAGAGGTCAAAGAGCCAACCAACTTCTCCGAAGCTCTTGAAGTCGTGAAGGCCGAAGGTCTTTCCGGTTCCGCCGCTACGAAGGCCGTCATCGCCCGCTTCCCCGACCTTTTCCTCGCTGCCCGTAACAGCGGCATCCGCACTCTCTAACTAACTAACTCCTATGGCATCCCAAGTTGATTCAACATCCCGCTCCTTCGTCGCCAACGCGGCGATCAGCGCCTTCCGCCTCGTCAAGCTTCACACGACTGAGAACGAAGTTGTCGCCGCCACCAACGGTGCGGCTATCGGGTTCACGCAAGATGACGCCTCGGCGGCCTCTGTCGTGGGCGTCAAACTTTTCAACCCGACCTATCTGGCGACCGTTTCCGGTGCTGGCATTGCGGCTGGCGCGGTGGTTCACGCGGTTGCCGCTGGCACCGTGGCCTCGGCTGGCGGCGTGACTGTCGGCTTTGCCATCAATGCTGGCACGACCAACGACATCATCGAAGTCGCGGTTCCCGTCAAGAGCTTCTAACAACTAACGACCTACCACTATGGCTTACACTAACTCCAACGCTCTGCCCCGCGCGGAAATCTCGCAAGCGGTTTTTGAGGCGCAGTCTAATTCCGCCTCCCTCCCGTTCATCGGCCTTGAGGTGCTTCCGGTCTATTCGGTTGCCGCTCGCTCCGGTGAGTATCTGAAGATCGAACTCGGCGGCGGCGAAGCCTACAACGTCGATGCGCTCAAGACCGATCCCGGTGCGAACCGCTCGCGCGTCACTCGCCGCTTCACCAGCGACACCTACGCCACGACCAGCTACGAACTGGAAGAGCTTCTGCCCGACGAGACTGCCGCTGACCTTGGCCGCTACTTCGACGTTGAAGTTTCCAGCGCAGCGTTTCTCAACAACAGCTTGCTCATCTCGCATGAGCAGCGCGTTGCCGACCTCGTTTTCGGTTCCAGCATCAGCGCCATCAGCGCCAATGCCGCTTACACCGCTGGCTCGATCGACACCCTGGACATCGCCAAGGACGTTGACGATGCGATGACGGAACTCGCCAAGAAGAACGTGGTTGCCGACACGGTGATCCTTTCTCTTTCGGTATTCAACCGCATCCGCCGCAGCACCAAACTTCTTAACAACCTTTTCGGCCCCGTCAAAAACGTGGCGCAGGTTCGTCCTGCTTCCGCCGAGGAAGTTGCCGCCGCCCTCAACGTGTCTCGCGTCCTCATCGGTCGCGGTGCCCGTAACGGCGCGAAGAAAGGTCAGAGCTATTCCGGTTCCTTCATCTGGGGCAACTCCAAGGTTGTCGTTGCCAAGCTCGGCGCTGGCGAGTTCACCGCTGGCGGTTTGGGCCGCACCCTCCTCTGGAGCGAAGACAGCCCGACCCCGCTCGTCACGGAGACTTACCGCGACGAAGCCCGCCGCAGCAACGTCATCCGCGCTCGCCACAACACGGCTGAGAAGTTGATCGACACCTCCTGCGCCATCGGCATCGACACCTCCTACGCCTAAACGACTGTTCTGTGTGTTCACGAAGCCCCCGCCCGCAAGGGCGGGGTTTTTCGTTTGATTGACAGTCTGCCACAGGGCAGATGCAAATTCAGTCGAAGGTCGCCGTATGCCTAATATGCGGCAACGAGGAAGAGATCATAGGACGGGCGCTGGATAGCGCCTTCACCGTCAGCGACACCGTTATTGTCGTGCGCGCTATCGGGGGCCAGACACCCGACAAATCGCTTCAGATTGCCCGTGAGCGCGGTTGCATTGTCGGGGAATACCACAACAGCCCCGCCACCGCATCGTGGCCTTTCGTGGACGATTTCGCCGCCGCTCGCAACGAAGCCTTCCGGTTGGCCGCAGTAACCCCCGCCGAGTGGTTCATGTGGATGGATTGCGACGATACCCTGCCCGAAGGGATGGGCGAGACGATCAAGCAAGCCTGCAACGATACCAAGGAGGATTGGATTCTAGCCGAGTATGAACTTCCGCAGCACTGCAAGTCCGTGCTGCGCGAGCGCCTATTCCGTCGCGGCACGGCGGCGTGGTTTCACGGGGTTCACGAAAAGTGCATCCCGGTTACGGAGGACAAAGACAAAGACACCCTGCAAGTGCGCGTCCGCAAGGACATCCGCATTGTTCACGAACCTCTTGCCGCCAAGACCGGATCGCAGGAACGCAACCTCAACATCCTGCTCTGGAGATACCAAGAGACGCAGCACATCGCTTTCTATCTGCATTATGAGTTCTTCCTGCTAGGCAAGCGCGAAGAGGCGGTCAAATACGGTCTGCAAGCCCTGCGCCTTGAAAACCTCGATGGCGTCTATCGCTACGAAGTCCTGCTCAATCTCGCCATGCTGGCCGAGAAAAACGAACACGGACAGGATTTGCTGCAACGCGCCATTAAGCTCTGTGACTCCCGTCGCGAGGCGCATCACTTGCTGGCCCTCTTGCAGATGGACGCGGAGCAGACCGCCGAAGCGGTCAAGACCGCCGAGCATTGTCTAACCATCAAGGAGCCGAAGATTTACGAATGGACGCACCGCCCGGAAATCTACGGATGGAAAGGGTTTGCCACTCTTGCGTGGGCGCACCGCGCCAACGGCGACGAGGCAAGGGCCAAGCAGGTTGAGGACTTGATGCTGGAAAGCGGCGGCAAACCTCGTATTAGCCTACTGCACGCCACGCGGGGCCGGTGGTCACGGGCCATCAGCGCCATGTCGCTATGGCTAGGCCGCGCGTCTAACCCGGAGGCGGTCGAGCATTGGTTTGCCATTGACGAAGATGACGCCGAATCCCGCGAGAAATTAGGTCGATTCCGGTCGGTAGTCGGGTCATCGGGGGGTTACTCGGTCGGGGCATGGAACAACGCTGCTGCCGCCGCAACCGGGGATGTGCTGATTCAGATTGCCGATGACTTTGAGCCGCCACTCGGCTGGGATAAGCTGATCCTCGACGCCATCGGCGGCGACCTATTCGCGCCAAAGGTGCTGCGCGTCTCGGACGGACTACGCGAGGACGGGCTTATCACGATGGCGATCGTAACCCGCCGCTGGTATGAGGCGCACGGTTTGTTCCACGGGGAATTTCGCAACGTATATTCCGACAACGATCTTACCGCCCGCGCGGAGAAGGCGGGCGCAGTCATCAACGCCAAGCATCTTGTCTTTCATCACAATCATCCGATCGGCGGCAAGGTGCCGATGGACGCAACTTATGAGCGCGGCAACGACCCCGCTGAATACGAAAGAGCCAAAGCAATCTATGCAAGACGCCATCCCGAACTGGTTTGATTACGCTCCGATCTACGAGTCCATCGCCCGCGAGCTACCGGAGGGGGCAACCTTCGTGGAGGTCGGGTCATGGGTCGGACATTCCATCGCGCACTTTGCCGCGACGATTAAGCGCCTCGACAAGTCTTGCCGCATTGTTGCCATCGACACCTTCCAAGGCGCTCCCGGTGATGCCATTCAGATGGGCCTCGCTACGCAGGGCGGAGGAACCTTCCGCGCGGCCTTTGATGAAACCCTGCGCCTTGCGGGCGTGACCGATCTGGTCGAGGTCATCGAAGGCGACAGCGCCGAATCGGCCAAGCTCTTTGCCGATGGCGCGGTGTGGGGAGTCTTTATCGACGCCGATCACGCGACCGAATCCGTGCGCCGGGACTTTGCTGCATGGCAACTAAAGATCGCCCCCGGTGGGGTCTTTGCGGGTCACGACATCGACGCACCATCCGTTGCCGCCGCCATCCCGCAGCCCTACGTCATCGCGGGCCGCTGTTGGGTCAAACAATGAAACGCGCACCGACACCCGATCTGTCCGTCCTCATCCCGACCATTACTGAGCGGGAACAGGAGGCTAATGCTCTGTTTCGCTCGCTGGAAGCAAGGGTCAAGGGCCGCAACGTCGAGATCCTAATGATGCGGGACAACCTCTTGTGCGGCATCGGAGAAGCCCGCAATAAGCTCCTACGCGCAGCAGGGGGCAAATACATCACCTTCCTCGATGACGATGATGCGCTGTGCGAAGGCTACTTTGAACTTGTTCTCGCCAATATTGGACACGACAAGGACGTAATCACGTTTGACCAATGGGCCAGCGTCGATGGCGCGGAAGGTCGGATCAACTGCCGACTCGGACATGAGTTAGAACCCTTTCGCCCCGGTGCAGTAACCAAGCGACCGCCGTGGTTCTGGTGCGTCTGGCGCAGGGAACTTGCTTGCGCCTATGCCGTGCCGCAAGTCCGAGCGCAAGAGGATGTCCTATGGCTGCGTCACCTTTGGGCCGAAGCGGAGACGGAGGCGCATATTCCGCAAATCCTGCATCGCTACAACTTCAGCAGCGCCAAGACCACCTTGCAAAAATGAAAGTGGCCGACATTGTTTTCTGGCACGACGAACCAGTGAGCTTCGGTTCCGGTCTGTGCCAGCAACTACTTCGCCATGAAATGTGCGCGGCGGCGATTGCCATGCCCTACGATCACGCGGGCGTGTTACGCATCTTGCAGCAAAGCAAATCGGACTGCGTTGTCTTTATTTCCCCGCATATGCACGCGGACTTTATCCGGTGCCACCACAAACAACTGCTGGCCTTGGGCAAGCCGCTGCTTGGGATCGTTTCTGAATGGGTTGCGGGCAACGATATCTTCCCGCAGCTACGCGACTTTCATTTAGAACGCGATTGGTTGCACTTTTACGGAGCCATGCAGGCCAGCGATGCAACATGGCTGCGCTCGCGAGGAATGAAGGCAGATTTTATCAGAATGATGTTTGCCAGCGATTTGTTTGCGGCGAGTCCGCAGCACGCCAGGCGCAAGCAGATTTGCTATATCGGTCACAACAACGCATGGAAAACCGAACGCATTCGGATTGTTCAAACGCTTGATAAGGCCGGGTTGATTTGTAGCTTTTCCGCCCCCCGGAATCTTGTCGGGGCCAACGGAGTTGCCGCGCTTTTCCGCGAGTTTTCCGCCGTGCTCTGCCCTCCCGCGCACGGGCGAGCGCATAGCATCCGATGTTATGAAGCGGCTTCTGCCGGGGCGCTGTTGATCGAGTGTCAGCCCTTGGATGACGGCAATGAATTTTTTATCGACGGACAGCACCGCATTTCTTTCCCAGTAGGGATGCCGCAACAGGATATGTGCGACTTTGTGCGTTCGATTGACCACGACAAAGCAAGGCATATTGCTGAGGCGGGCCGCGCTTTAGTTCATCAAGAGTGTCGGGCAGAGGTAGGATTTTCCCGATTCTTGGACGCTGCACGCAAAGCCTTGACAGTGTAGCTGTAGCATGGCCCTCGACACCGCGCGGCTCGCTACCGAACTCGACAGCATCATTGCGGACTTGCCCGCAACGGTGACCTTTGGTTCGTCCACGTTTAGCGCGGCGGTCACACAGGGAACGGTTGGCAGCGACATTGCCGAAGGCGGCTTTATGCCTTCCCGCGACATCGGCCTGCACGTTAAGTCCACGACCACCACCCGCGCGGTCAAGGTCGGAAGCAAGCTGGAAGTCTTGTCTGTGGGGATCACCAAGACCTATCGCGTCATCAGCATCGAACGCTCGCAAGACGGGCAAGAACTCATATTCTCATGCCAGAGTCCGCCCCGCTAAATTATCAGTCGATCAAACGCCGCGCCCCGGAACCTCTGGAAGAGGCCGTAGAAAAGTGCGTGGCCGACACGTTTAGCTTTACCCTGCGCGGTTACGGCATAGCGGGAGTTAATGTGGCGCGCAGCGATAGCGGCGATGACCTTGAGCTTCCCGCCATAGTCATCCGCGCATCACGCTTGCGCGAGTCGATCCCGACCGGGGATGTCTATGAGGTCGAGGTCACGGTCAGCCAGCTAACCCTCGCGGATCAAGATGACGAGCAGGGCGATAAGACGCCGCAGGAATTTACCGATCAACTTTGGGCGGCTTGCGTTTCCTTAATCGAAGACCCGCAATTGCTGGCCGTCCTGCAAGGCTCGCGCTCGTCGGTTACTTGGCACGGTTTGGTTCGCCAAGGGTCTATGGAGTTTAGTCGTCAAGAGCGTCACGCCGTCCGCAGCTATCGCTTTAGCGTTCACGTTTCTCGTCTGGCGTAACGGTTGACAGGCGCGGCGAGGTATGCCCGCGACCATCATTACCTCTTCCTCTTCCGCCGCCGTTGTTTTCGGCTGCACAGCGGAAACTGGCATTATCATTAACTCTTTCACCCGCACGACTTCACGCGAAAAGGTCGAACTAACCAACGATCAAGGCGATGTCGTGGCCGTTTCTTACTACAAGCCGATGGCGGCAATCACCATCGAAGGCGTTGCCAATGGATTGACCACGGGCCTCGGCCTCGCGGCCCCCGGTGTGGCGCTCACGATCAACAACACAACCAGCGCCAACGGAATAACCAGCGGCTCGGTCTTGGTCAACAGCACAACCCGCTCGCAAACGAGCGAAGCCTTTGCGGCTTTCTCGGTCGATGCCAGCCAATACCCGCTGATCACCGGATAACCCTCGCTCTAACGCGCCACGGCGGGCGCGTAAATCCCGCCGTCCAAAATCACAAATGACTACTGACACGGAAAAAGGCGGCGAAGTCTTCGTCACAACCTCTACGCGCCTTGCTACGGCGCTTCTTTCTTTGGGCGAAACCCTTCAGCGCCCGCCCTGCACGCGGCAAGTTCGCCGCGATGGCAGCACAGTGGTGACGTTTCTTTTTGAACCGGGGAACTGCGGCAAGCTCGCCGTGCAGTGGTTCAAGATCGAAGAGCAAGACCCCGGAACCGACACGCCCGCCGACTTGCAAAACCGCATCACTTGGCTGCGCGAGTTGAATGAGGAACCCGATCCGGTCAAGACGGCTTACATCAACGCCGCGTGGCGCGATATTGCCTTGATGATCGTCAAGGCCACCCCGCGCATGGTCGCTATTCACGGCGCAGGAATGATGGGCTTTGTGCGCGAAGACGCATCGAAAGAAGAAATCCGACAAATCCAAAGACAACTATGAACAACGAAATCCTAACCGACGAAGAAGTGCTGGAAAGCATCGCCCCCCGCGAGGCTATGCTGACGCGCGCAACCGCCCCCGGCAGTCGCCGCCTTGGCGAATTGATGCTTCGCCCGCTAACCAGCGAAACGCTGACCTACCTCTGGCACACCAAAAACTTTTTCTTAGGCGGCGGGGCAGGTGATGCCGTAGCCAGCGCCAACCCCATGTGGTCAACCGCCGAGTTTATTTACATTCACGCCGCCGACATTGATGAGGTGGCAACCGTGATTTGGGACAGCGCCCTGCTAAAACAAAAGGTCAGTGAATTTCTTCGCGGCCCGTTGAGCGATCCGCAACTGATGACCCAAGGGCTTGAGGTCATAACGGAAATGCTCAACGAGCATAAGGCCGCACAAAATCAATCTGCCGCTGCGTCGAAGCACGCGCCAATCGTCCCTTCGCCGGGAAAAAAGCCAGCCCGTGCTGGCAAGCGACTTACATAGGTCTGCTCGCAAGTCACACGGGCTGGAGCTACGATCACATCCATCGCCGTTTGCCAATCGCCTTGGGATTGCAAATCATCCTCCTGCACGAACTGCGCGAGGGGCGGAACATGGTGTGGTCTTGCAACTTGGACGAAGAGGACGAGTCGCGGGTGGACATCTTCGATCAGATGCAAGCCACGCTTGCCAAGTCTCGATGAAGGTCACCGCGCACGTTGATACCAGCGACCTCCGCTCCCGGATGGCGGAATATGCGCGCATCGTCGGGAAGGATGTGAACGTGCAACTTCGCCGCCATGCCCGCCTTGCCTGCGTCGAGCTTGCCAATACCACGCAACCCTTCGGCAAAGACAAGTCCGCCCGCGATCTTGGCGAGAAGGCGGTCGAGGTAGATATCAGCAAGGTTTTCTACACGCCACAAAGCGATGGCTTTGCTGCCGGGATTAGTGAAATTGCGGAAAGGTCATTTTCTGCGCGCACCACAAGATCAAGCACGCGCGAAGGCAAGGGCTTTAACGCATCAAAAGCGGGCGAAAATTTCAAGGCTCGCGTGCAGGGATATATCGCCAGCAACAACACCCGCGCCCTCAAGAAACTCGCCAAGGACTTTAATTGGCAAGGCGTAGTTAGCGAACCCGATCCCGCGATTCACCAAGCCGCTCGCGGAGGATCACGCAGAAAAGTCCGCAAGCAGCGCGGCAATATGCACTTGATCTTGGGCGGTCGCAAAGGGGCGCTGCAAACCTACATCAACAAGGTTAAGAGACGGGTCGGCATGGCAAAAGCGGGATGGGCTGTCTGCGCTGATCGCATCCCCGACACCGGACTTGCCAGTGGCGCAACGCGCGGCATCCCGCAATGGGTCACACGGAACAAGGGGGCGACCGCCCCGCAGGCAAGCCGCATCGATGCCTCGACTACCTACGGACAGCATAGCAACCCGCGCGTCACAATGACTAACGCCGTGCCGTGGACGAGTCAAAACCTGACCCCTTCCGCCGCTAACACCGCTTTGCAAATCGCCCGTGGCAAGTTTCTGAAGATGATGAATATCCAAATCCGCTACGTCCTTCGCCAACAGGCAAGGTTGAGAGCGGGCTGAATGGTAAATGGCTGACGTAACATCAACATTTGCGGCAAAGGATGTCGGGTTCACTTCTACAGTGAACCGGATGCAGCGCAGCTTGGCGGGGTTTCAAAATGGAATTTCTGGCTTTGCCATGAAGGCGGCGGGTCTTGTCACCGCATTTGTCGGGGTGCAGCAAAGCCTCGCGGCCTTTCGCAGTGGGTTAGATATGGCGGGGCGGCTGAACGATCTTTCTAAAACTACGGGCGAAACAGCGGGCAACCTCGCCGCGTTGGAACGAGCATTTGAAAACAACGGCATGGCGGCAGGGCAAGTCGGCGTCAGCTTGGCAAAGATGTCCGGGTTTATTGTCGACCTGCGAAGCGGCAGCGAATCGGCCAGCAAAGCAGCGAATGCGATGGGCATAAGCCTTGCTGACCTTGCGGGGAAATCTCCCGCGCAGCAACTACAGGTATTTATGGAAGCCATAGCTGGCATCCGTGACCCAGCGCAGCGGACGGCCACCGCCGTCGATGTCTTTGGCCGTTCCGGTCGCGCGGTTGTTCCGCTTGCCAGCCAGTTTGCCTCGGAAATAAGCAATGCCCGATCCGAGCTTGGCAGTTTAATCCCGATCCTCAACGAGAACGCGGGATCGTTGGATGAGCTTGGCGATAAGCTAACCAACTCCGTAGGCAAAAAATTCACCGAGCTTGCCATTGGCTTTGCCGCTGGCATCACCGGGGCCAACGATTTTGTCACCGCTCTTTCCCGCATTGACGCTGCGGGATTCGGGAAAAGCCTAGGAGATTCTTTGCGGATTGCTTTTGACGCCCCCTTGGAAACCGCCAAAGCGATTGGCTACACGCTGCTGACGGGAGTAAAGCAAGCGGGCAACAACTTGATGAACGCTTTTTCAACGGCGGTCAGCTTCTTTCAAAATCTTCTTAGCGATGGCGAGTATTGGTCAGGAATTGGTCAGCGGGTGCAGGCTATGTTTATGGAGTCGGTAAACGCCTTCAATAAGCTGCTCTTGAGTGCCGTTGAAGGCGCTCTGCTAAAACCGCTTTCAAATTTGCCCGGACTACTTGGCGATCCGTTCCGCGCGGCATTAGAGACAACTCAAGACATTCGAGCCAGCTTGGAGTCGGCAAGCGAGGCCAACGCTAAAAACTTGGCCGAAGGCGGTGCGAAAATTGAGGCGGCGATTGAGCGCGCAACAGCTAACACCGAAATCATCACTAAAGATTGGCTTGGCGTAGAGCAATCTGCCGCCGATGCCGCACGCCACCTTACTGAAGCTCAAAGGGTCAGCGACGAAATCCGCGCCAACTCCGAAAAAACCGCCGAAAACTTCGGCATCGGAAGCGGCGCCCTGCGGGATGCGCTCAATGAGTTGCGCGGCTTTGACCTGCTGCCCAAGTTAGGGCCAGAGCAGCGCCCAGACTTTACGAAAAGCACGGAGCCGCCCCCGCCGCCACCAGAAGAAACAAAACCGGGAAGGGGTGGTCGCACCTCCCCGTCCGAGCCGAAAACCGCGCAAGACTACGAGACAGAGATGCGAGCCGCTGCTGCCGCCGCTCGCTTCAGTGACCGCGCCCGCAGCCTACAGGAGCAAGGCTATTACGAGGCGGCAGCGCGCGCGATGGAGAGCGCCGACAAGGCCGCGCAAGAAGTTCGCGACAGCGTGGACGTTAGAGCGTTTCTCAAGGATCAATACGGGGCTGGAAACATGGGCGAAGCATATCAAAAGTATCGCAGCATGACCGGGATGGATCGCGACAGTCGCGAAGAGTTTGAAAGGCGCACGAAAGAAAAAGCGCTGTCGGATAAAGAACGGCGGGCCAGAGACGAAGCGGCTCAAGGCGGCGGGGGCGGCGGGGGCGGCGTCGACCCGATTGCGGATATTCTGACCTTTCTCAAAACGAAATTCGATGACTTCAAGGAGCGCGTGCCGCAAAACGCAATGAGCTAAGACCATGCCAGCAACAATCGTCAAAGGATCGGTTTTTAGCTCGCGCGGAATTGTGCTTGCTTCGTCAAGTTGCGTCGAGCAGGTCAACGGATTAGTCGAGGTGCAGACACGCTGGTTTGTGGACAAGGCCCGCCAAACCGAAATTGACCGCCTGTTTTTTGTCGATGCTCAACCGCCGAGTGATCCGGGGTGCATCATCAAATCGTCCCTGCTTACGCAGCGCCTTTACATGGTGAGCCGCAGCGTAACGAGCGAGAATGGTTTTCTCTCTGTTGAGGCATCCTACGTTGGTGCATTGGCCCGACCGGGATCGCGGGGCTACTATCTGACGGAAGAGAAGGGGCCAATTCTGCGGGGCTTCAATTTTTATTCGCTCCCCTACGCGATTCTTGGAGAAACTACTATATTTGGAGAAGGGGTTCCAGCAAGTCGCGGGTATCTCATCGATTATTTTACCAAAGAAATTACATTTGAATATGTCGAAATCGACAATCTCACGGCGACCGCTATTACGGAGCCAACCTTCAACGACCTGTTTGTGTTTGTAAAGTTGGTGAGCGTTTTCGGTGAAGGTGCCTCGATGCTTGATTCGTTAGCTGTTATCTTTGGCTCGCAGACTCGCGTTCTGCCCAGCATAGCCGGGTTGGGGCCGCGTCAGGAAGTCTTCCGAACAAACTACAACAAGATCCCTGTCCGCACCTTAGAGCCTTCAAGTTTTCTCACGCCGACCGTCAAGATTGCCAAAGTCCGATTCACACTCTAAATGGCCCGCATCGACCTTCACCTCTTTGAACGTGACTTGCTCAACAAGCCGAGCAACGGGAGCAACGCCCCTCCGCGCACGATTCGCGCGCGCGACCTCGACAAAAACAACAAGAAGCTGACCCTGCTTCAAGGCGAGGGCGATCCTCCGAGCTATACGGTCAAATATACTCAAGACGGCACCATTATCACGGGACTGCTTCCCACGCCGCCGTCCTCTGGATTTTACGTCCTCACCGCGTCGAACGGAACGCTGGCATGGACGGCGACCGAAGACTGCGGATAAGTCATGGCAACGATCAAGACCACGGGCAGCGGGTCCGCGCTTCGGGTTATCACCAAGACGGTTGACGGACAGGTGCGGGTTAGCTGCGGATGCTGTGATCCGTGCGGGTCACTGCCAGAAACTTTAACCGTTGTCTTTTCTGGAATTCAAAAATGCCCCGACTCAATCTTAGATGTGACCAACGGACTGTATGAGGTGGTGCGGAGCGGTGGTGAATGGATATACGATGATTCTACTTATTATGTAAGTGTTGAATGCTTAACCGCTGTTCAGTGGATGGCTGGCTCCCTCCCTAATGCTGCTGATTATCTGCCAAACGGAATTGCAATAGACGATTCGACAACCCCGATATTTGGTATAATATATGGAAAATACTATACAGAGGACGGTGATTTATTTCTATATGCTTTTTATCGTCCGAGCGATTTTGGATATAAACTTGCGTCTGAGATGTCTGCGGGAAATAATTCGACGAACTGCATCGGTTTCCCATCTGGATTTGATGGTACTATCGGATTTGGAGGAACCGCAACAATTTCATGGGAATAGCATTTGCCGATTCGGCACATTGCCACAGTCGCGCCCATTGCCGCGCCTGCCGATCTGACCCAACGTGGCGAGCATCTGTTGGAGCGCCAGACGAATGCCCGCACGGAGTGCGCGGGCTTGGGGACATTGTTGAGCGCATCGCCAAGCCTATCGCCAAGGTGCTTGGGCTATCGTGCTTAGACCAGCAGAACA